CAATCTGCAGGCACCACAGGTGGTGATGGTGAACTTAATTATAGATTTATGAGGATGACTTAATGCCACTTACTAAAATAGCATTTGCCCCTGGTATTGATAAACAAGATACAGAATACGGAGCTGCAGGACGTTGGACTGATTCTGATTTTGTACGCTTTCGTTATGGTCTTCCAGAAAAAATTGGTGGATGGATAAAATTAATTAATAATACTTTAGTAGGCGTAGCAAGAGATATGCACGCATGGACAGATTTAGATGGTGTACGGTACACGGCTATTGGAACAGATAGAAAATTATATATTTATTCAGAAGGTGTAGCTTACGATATAACGCCTATAAGATCAACAGGCTCTATTACAGGTTTTGAAACATTTTCTAGTACGACTGTTACAGTAACTGACCCAAGTCATAATGCAGAGGTAGGTGATTTTGTTACAATATCTTCTACTTCAGGAGCAGTAAATGGAATACCTGCAGCTACTATGGATGCAGAATATGAAATATTAACAGTTCCTTCTGCTAATACTTACACAATTACTACGGCAACTGCAGCTACAAGCACAGGAACATCAAGTGAAACAGCCACAGCTACTTATCAACTTTCTGTTGGAACAGCTGTATCACAGTATGGTTATGGATGGGGTACGTATCAGTGGGGTAAAGAAGCATGGGGCACGGCTCGTTCTACATCTAATGTTACTATTGATGGACGTAACTGGTCTTTTGATAATTTTGGTGAGGATTTATTAGCAACAGTAAATAATGGAAACACTTTTAGGTGGGATACATCGACCGGAACAGGAACAAGAGCAGCGGTTATTTCTAATGCTCCAACAGTCTCTACTTTTAATCTTGTATCAATGCCTGACAGACATGTATTTTTATTTGGAACAGAAACTACAATTGGTTCAAGCACTACACAAGATGATTTATTTTTACGTTTTGCTTCGCAAGAAGATTATAATACTTGGGTACCAACTGCTACAAACACAGCAGGTTCTTTTAGAATACAAGATGGATCAAAGATTGTAACAGCAGTTAGATCTCGTAATGCTGTTTTAGTGTGGACAGATACATCATTAAATGCCTTACAATTTGTTGGTGCACCTTTTACTTTTAACTTAACACAAATTGGTGCAAACTGTGGAGCAGTATCTTTACACTCAGCAGTAGATGTAAACGGAACAGCTTTTTGGATGTCACAAAATTCTTTTTATAAATTTGATGGTGCTATTTCTAAAATGCCTTGCAGTGTGCAAGATTATGTATTTGAAGATTTTAGTATTACAAATCAACCAGAAACTTTTGCAGCTGTTAATTCGGAATTTAATGAAGTTACGTGGTTTTATACATCTAATAGTTCTACACAAATAGATAGATATGTGACTTATAATTATTTAGAAGATTGTTGGTCAACTGGTAGTTTAGCAAGAACAACATGGATAGATTATGGAGTGTATCAAAAACCTTATGCAACAGAATATTCTACTACAGCAATTGCTACTAATGATACTATAAATGGATTAACGGCAGGAGCTACTACGTTATTTCAACACGAAACAGGAGATGATAATGTAACAACAGCTATTGATGCTTTTATAGAATCAGGTGATTTTGATATTGCTGATGGACAACCATTTTTACATATAGGGAGAGGCATACCTAACTTTAAAGATTTAACAGGAACTGTAGATATAACGCTTAGATTTAAAACATATCCTAGTTCTACTACTCCTACTACAGTAACAAGAACCATAACTCCTACTACAGAAAAGTTTGATTTACGAGGTAGAGGAAGACAAGCCAATATTCGTATTGACAGCGATGCTGTTGGTGATAAATGGCGATATGGAACTTTACGTTTAGATGTACAACCAGATGGAGGCAGATAATGGCTAAAATAACAACAACAAGATTTCCTCAAGCAACTCCTGAATATCAGCCAACTATAATTGATATATTAACAAGGTTACTTGAGCAAATAGTACAACAATTAAATTTTGGTTATCAACAAGATTTAAAAGATGAATCTACAGCAAGGACGTGGTTTCTTGGCTGATTCATTTAAAAGTTCTACCTTAACAGGCACAGGAAGTGTATATACAGTTCCCACGGCTGATCAAAACTCGCAACCTCCTGTGTTGCCTACAACTACTATAGTAAAAAGTTTTTACTTGTCCAATCAATCAGGTGGTGCAGTAGCGACTACAGTTACAATGCTAGATTCAAGTAATAGTAGTTTAGAGGTAGAGTTATATAAAGACAGTTTAGCAGATGCTACTGAAGTTGAAAAAATTGTTACAGTTGTTTTGGAACAAGCTGATCAAATAAAATTAACCGGTGCAGGTGTTAAAATTTTACTTAATTATATGGAGATTACACAATGACGTTTAAAAAAGTACAAGAATCAAAAGAAATTGGAACTGAAGTTGTTAATGGTCAAGAAGTGGCTATATTACAACCTGAAGTTCATAGAGAAGTTAAGAATAAAAAAACTGGTGTTGATTATGATTCTGAAGAAGCAGCGAAAGCAGATGTTGATAATCCAGAAACAGATACGACAGCCGATGATATTGAAACTAATATACAAGTAAAGGTAACAAAGTTACCAGATGTATTTGGTGAAACTGAAAACGATTAAGCTCCGCAGTTTTCACAGAAATCATCGCAGATACACTTTTCTTTTTCACAGCCACATGTAGGGCAATTAGGATCCATTAGCTGTTGCCTTATGTTTTGCCATGTTTTCTTGAACAAAAATTCTTTCATCTTCTGTTAATGGTCTTCCTGCACTTGGGTAACCAGGGCCTTTAGCTATTTCTTTGGGTTTATCATGACACGAACATCCTTTTAAATGAGTTGATAAAGTTTTTTCTAATCTTTTGTTATCTCTTTCCGTTGCTAACACACGTTCATGAAATCTGCTCACCTTATCAGCAAGGGTAGCAATAGCTTTTAAAATTTCCTGATTTTCCATTTTTTTCTCCTTGATTGTAATTTTGGGTGAGAACTAATTTAAACATGTCTATCAGATATATCAAGAAAACAATTTTAAAAGATTACTTGACAATTAATTTGAAATAGTATCCCAGCCACTTGGATGTGGTATACAGTGTTCTGTTTTTATATTTGGTTTCATTGTAAGTAATATATCGCCACTAATACTTATTCGAGGTTCTTCTTTAGTATTAGTTTCAGTGTAATGTAATAACTCACTTGGAAAAATTACAAAGTCTCCTGTAGAAACAGGAACCATATAACTTGAAAAATTAAATTGATTCCAATCAACAATATATTGATCTGTAGGAGGAATATATAACCCTGTTTGTGTAGCCAGTTCTTGTTCAAATTTTATATTTCCCATTTCATTATTTCTTACATAATAAACAAAACTAAAATGACTAGCTGTGTGCTTGTGACTAGCAATATGTTGATCTTTAACGGTGTAAGTAGCCCATGATTTAGTTATGTGAATGTCTAATTTATTTAAATTGTATCCTAAAGTATGTAGATAAAAATTAATGTTTCTACCTAAAGCTGAAAATAGAAATTGATATAATTTCTTTTTATGTAAATTATCTACTGCACTTTCTAAAACAGTTTCATTATCTTTATTAGTGTATTGTATTTTAGTATTACCAACTACATCAGTTGTAGCAGCCATTGCTCCTGGTTTTTCTTTTACAAAAGATTTTATATCAGAAATTACATTTTTGTTTATAGTTTCGTAATTAGCTATTGTTGCTTTATAAATATTTTTCCCAAATAAAGTGTTAATGGTAGTTTCTTTCTGCATAACTAACCTCCAAGTATTCTATTTTTGTTACCCAACCACCAGGTATAGCAATAGCTCCACCACCACTTATTTCATCCTTATCTTTACTATATGAACGCATAATAACTACTTTTTCTGGGCTTTTATTAATTAACCATCCTACTTCTTGACAGGTGGCTAATGGTGCATTGAATATATCTTTCATTTCTAACCAACCAGTTTCCATGTCCCTTGCATCGAGCCACGTGATACGCACCATAGGTACTTTCTTAATATCTATATCCATGTCTAATTTCTCATTGCACATTATAACAAAAACACCTATAATTATAGGATTAATTTGGGTATATTCTTACAAGCCTTACCCCCTTGCTTTTCAACAAAAAACACAGTTGCTATTAAAGGATTATGCATGATTGATGAACAATTTTTACGAACAATACCTCGATACGGAATTGGTGGTTTTGTTGGTAAAATATTTAAAAACGTAAAAAACGCTGTTAAAAAAGTAGCAGAGCCAGCAGGTGCTGCTTTAGGTTTTATGATTGGTGGACCAACAGGAGCATCTATTGGTGCTGGTATTGGTTCTCTTATTGCTGGTAAAAAACCAGAGCGAGCACTCCAAAGTGCATTGATGGCTTATGGTATTGGAAATTTAGCAGGTTCAGGATTTTTAGGTGGAAAAATACAAGGTATGGGAGGTAAAGGAATTCCTACATTTGGATTAACTGATGGTAATTTATTTAGTAAAATTGGATCTCACGGACAAATTTTACCTGAAAATCTAGCAAGTAATCTTTTTGGATCCTCTAAAGAATTAATGACAGATGGCGGCGGCGGTGGAGATTTAAGTTTTGAAGCTTGGGCAAAAAACAACAATATAGATCTTACTAATAAAAATTTAAATTTAGATTTAGTTAAAAATGATTATACAAAATTCCTTTTAAATGCTGATAAGAAAGGCAAAGGTTT